TCAAAAAGCTATTATGACTTCGGTTTCATATATAAATAAAACATATAATAAGTCAGATATTCCATACAAAGAAACAGAAAAGATAAAAAAACTATTATCTAAATATCATAAGTTAATGGATATAGAGTCACCAGAATTTAAAAAGTATAATAATGTATCTGAGTATTACGAAGATAATGTTAAAATAATTACAGATATTTCTGATATTTTAAAAGATAAAGGTTTTAGTAATAAGGAATCTAATATTTTTATTTCTAAATTTAAACAAATTATTAATGAAGAAATTTCTCGAAAAGAGAAAAAGATAGTTGATAATGAGGATAAAAAAAGTCGCAACGATAATGAATTTTGGAATAAAGCAATGGAATCATTAACTAAAAATAAATAAAAGCTAAAAAGCTAATCACAAGGAGATAATAATGGGCGATAAAAATGCAACACCAGAAGAAGTTTTAGAGATATTAAAATCTGAAATGAAAACTGATTATCAAGTAGAGTTAAAGAAAACTGCTGATGAAATTAAACAAGAAATGGCTGAGTTTAGAAAATCTCATTCAAATGGAAGAACAAATGAAGAGATAGATAAAGAATTTAATTTAAAAATGGATGAGATGGAAGCTAAATATGCATCTATAAATACAAAAATTGAAGAACAAGCATCTTTTAAAGAAAAATTAGAAAAAATGGAAGGGCAAATAGATAACATTGAAGCTAATAGTGCTAGAATGAAAGTTAAAGATGATGAGAAGGCAACACAATCTAGGTATAAAAAAGACGCTTTTAAATTTTTGTTAAATAATGCACAAAAGAAATTTAATGAAAACGATAAATTAGAAAGTATCAAATCTCTAAGATCTAATGTAGCTGAGCAGGGTGGTTTGGTTTTAAGAGAAAGAGAAGCAATGATGCTAACACAACTTCCTAATATTTCTGATTTTTTAAATAATGTTGGTATGATTACTGGCGAAGAAAAATTTTTTCCAGTGATAATCAGTATGGTTAATTCAAATACTGCTGGTGTAGGCGAAAAAGGAACAACTGGTAATTTCCCAGGAAATAACTTTAAATCTGAAAATTTATTGTTAAATAAAATTACATCTGCACAAAGTGCTACTTATGAAATGATTGACTTAGCTACAAAAATAGATGTTGAATCGTTTATTGAAAGTAATGCAAGAATGGATTTTGCTGCTAAATTGGCGACCATGATAACAACTGGAACTGGTGTTAAAGAGCCTATGGGTATTATGACAGATACACTTGTAAATACAGTTAATTCAATTAAAACTGATGAATTTTCAGTAACTGATATTTCTGCACTTATAGAGCAAATTCAAGCAGCGGGTCCACAATATGATGCTGGTTCAAAATTTATGTTTAATTATAACACTTTACATAAGTTAAGACTTACACAAAATGGTATAGGTGATTATTTATACTTAAATCATCTTTCTGATGCTGTTCCTAGCACATTAATGGGTTATCAATTTATTACTAATAATAATATGGATAATATTGCCACAGGCAAACATCCAATAATTTTAGGTAATTTTAGTAGATATTTCTTGTTATACAGAAAACCTGCTGTAACTTTAAGTATTGATGAAAATCAGGCTGATGGATATTACACATTCTTTTTTAGAAGCTATGCAGATTCAAGAGTAATTAATGATAAAGCGTTTTATAAATTAAAGATGGCGTAGTAATGTTTTTTTTGTGTGGATGAAATATTCCACACAAATTTTTAATAATAATAAGGAGATTTGTAATGTATAAAAATTTATCAAAATATATAGAAGAAGTAATTGGATTAAATGGTGTAGCACTTAGTGCAGATACAACTACTGCTGGGGAAACAATAGATTTGCAAGGATTTAAATCTGTTGCTGTTGTCTTAAAAGTTGATGCTTTTACACTAGGAGATGTGACTTTAATACTAGAAGATAGTGATGAAGCTACAACAGGATTTGTTGCAGTTGATCCTGATTTTCTAACAAGAGCAATCGCAGGAACAAAGATTGTTACCGCAAACACAACAGAAAGAATAAGTTATATAGGGAATAAAAGATATTTTAAAGTTTCGGTGATAACTGCAAATTCTGCTGATCTATATGTAAGTGCATTGGTTATTAAAGGTGATCCAATATCTATCCCTACACTAGAAGCATAATTGGAGTTCAATATGAAAAAATTAAAGATTGAAGGAATAACTATTGATAGACAATTTTGGAGCTGGGGGAATATAAGAAAAGGTGAGACCGTATCCTTGCTTGAAGACATTGCTAACTTAGTTATAAAAAGGGGTCATGCTAAACTAGTGAAAGAAGATCTAGTTATAGAAGAAGCTAAATTGGAAGAAGAGGATGAACTAGAAGTTAAAGCTAGGCTAAAAAAAGAAGCTAATTTAGAAGAAGAAGCTAAATTGGAAGAAGAGGATGAACTAGAAGTTAAAGCTAGGCTAAAAAAAGAAGCTAATTTAGAAGAAGAAGCTAATATAGAAAAAGATAAAAAGGAAGATGATAAAGATAAGAAAAATCAATCTCCTAAACAAATAAAAAAAGGGAGTAAAAAATAATGAATAAAATAAAACTAAGTTTATTGTTTATGTTTATTTTTTCTAGTTTTTGTTTTGCTGCAAAAAATGTAGATAATTATTTTGAAAAACCAGGCTGGGGTAACAATGATAATGTTCTTTATATTGGTGGGACATTAAAATTTGCAGTTGATTTAGATACTACTTCAGCTCCTGCTTCTGTTGGAATTATTGGTATTGATAGTTCTTATGATATGTATATTTCTACGGGAATCTTAGCTGGTGATTGGGCTAAAATTGGATTACAAACTTAATTATTTCAATATTTTTAGGGGTGGGAATTTCCCCATCCCTTTATGTGTTATATTTTTTAAAGGTTAAATTATGATAAAAAATTATAAAGTTTTAAATCGCACAAAAGAATTACCAATATCTTTAACTGAATTAAAGCAATATTTAGTATTTATTGATGTTGAGGATACTACTGAGGATGCATATCTGACTGATTTGATGAATGTTGCGATTAAATTTATAGAAGATTATACAGGTAAAGATTTAACTTTTAAAAAATATTATGCTTATACAAAAACATTTCTTACAGAAGATACTAGATTTATATTAGAAGGTATTAAGGTTAAAAAATGTCCTGTTGAAAGTATTGATAAAATTGAATATATAGACAATAGTGGTGTTTTAAATTTAATTGATGATGACAATTATTATCTAATACCGAATATGGATTATTATTCATATATAAAATTTTCAGAATATCCAAGTGTTAAAGATATATTTAATAGTATTCAATTAACATTTAATGCAGGATTTGGATGGATAATTAATACAATATCAAGATTAGAAGACGTTGTTACTGTTGAAACATTTAATGATAACTTTTTAGAATCTGGACAAAAAATCTTAGTTAGCAATATTGATAAAGCAATATTTAATGGAATTTTTGAAATTGATACTATTGTAAATGAAACTACTTTTACATACAAAGTTACAGTCCCTGATGGTGAAGGAGCTGGTTTTACAGAATCTGGAAATGGTGAGTTTATGGTTATTAATGTTATTCCAGAAGTTTTTTTATTAACAATTAAAAGATTAGTTCTTTATTTATATGAAAACAAGGGCGATTGTCCTAATTCTGATATTATGGCATATTTAGATAAATTCTTATTTAGTGAGAAGATAATGGGGTTTGGAATCTATGACATGTAACACAAGAATAAAACAAAAAAAAAAAGAATATTGTATAGGAGATTTTAAGCATACATGTAAAGTTTTAAGACAAATTAATAGACAAACTAATAATTTAAAAGCTGATAGCATACAATATTTGGATGATATAATTTTCACAACTAAATGTAGATTAGAAACTGCGAAAGGGGTTGTTTATATTGATGGAATTGCGACACTTAATGAAAGCACACATAATATTGTAATGAGATATACGGATAAGATAAAATATTCATACTTTATGGAAATTAATAACGAATATTATGAAATAAAAAATATTACAAATTTGGATGAAGAAAATAGACTTTTATATTTAAAATGCGTTAAAAAGGGATCTAAAACAATAAAAGGAAATCATAAATAATGAATTTTGCATCATCGGGACTACAACCAGAAACTTTAAAAGATTGGCATGTTATAAATTTACCGATTTTAAATAAAAGAAATGTTCCTTTACGTTTACGTGCAGGTTTGGATCAAGCTGCAAATTTTGTTAAACAGGATTTATATAAAAAGTTAAGTAATATTAAAAGAAGAACAGGAAGACGATATGTTATAGATGGAAAGGTTCATATTGCTTCTAGTGTGGCTGGAAATGAATATCCAGCAGAATTAAAAGGACATTTAAGAAATAGCATTAATATAAAAGTAGAGGGTGTAGATGAATTCCAAGTTTTTTCAAATTCCAATGAAGAATATGTAAATAAGTTAGAAAATAGTCAAAGACATTATTTAAAAAGAAATATAGAAGAAAATAGAGATATAATAAGAAAAAGAATACATGATGCGATAATAAGAGGTATGAAGGATGGTATATTTTAATGTTATCTAGTCAAGTTAGTAATCATTTAAAAGAAATATTACCTAAATATGCAGATTTATTCTCAAAAGTTGTTGAGGTTTCTAGCGTTAATTATGTTATTGAAACAGATATCACTACAGTTACTTGTGTAACAGATGAACTTCATTATTTGGAACAAGAATATCAAGAATATGGTGATGAATTATCTACAGAAGATAGATATATTTATCTTTCAAATGTCTTAGTTGGTAATAAAATATTATCAATAGAATCTGTATCAGGTATTGCTACTATAGAATTAGAAAATAGACATAGTTATGCTAATTATTTAACAGATATTTTTTATATACAAATAATAGATTCTGATGAAGAAGCAGTAAATGGAAGATTTAAGGTTTCAGAAGTTATAGATAATTATAACATAAAAGTTATTTTAGATACTAATTATACAGGAACTCCCACTGGTAATATGTTTTTTTTAGAAGAAAATAATTCAAAGGGATATGAGGGATATCATAAGGTTACTGAAATAGTAGATGATAAAACATTTAAGTTTGTATTGCCTTTTATTATTAATGGAGATGCTTTTATTGATAAATTTCGTGGAGATTATATAAAATGCCATGTAAGAATATTTGTTAGCGGATTTTCAAGTTTAAGAAATTTTATAGCTTGTGTATCTAAAAGTTTAAATGATGAATTTGTTGAAGAGGGAAAATGGAAGTGTGGTGTAATCGTAAATCCACCAATTGCATCAAAAAGTGCATATTCTAATTCTGATAGCATGATGGGAACATTGAGGGTTGATGAATATAGGCAAACAATAGTTCAAAATATGAATATTGTAATGATGTGTCCTCTGCGAGATGAAACATCTGGTATGTTAATGAATGAAAGATTACAAATATTAAGATCATATGTTTTATTATTAGCAGGAAGAGAGTTGGAAAGACCTTCTTTGTATGAGGGAAATTCTTTAATCCAACCAGTATATATTGGAGAAAATATTAATGAGGAGAATGATGCTTATTGTATTTATTCTTATAATTTTCAATCAATATATGAATTATTAAATAAAGATGTATATTTAGGTAATAGAAATTATTATCCAATTACGGAATTCACAAATAGATATAAAGATAAACTAAATGTGAATATATTAAAAGAAGATAGGAGTATAATATGAGTGGAACACAAATAGCGAGTAATCCAGTAGTTAATTTTGCTAATAACGGGGCATCAGGAGTTACTGCATCCCCTATGGTAAAAGCATTGATCGTAAATCAAAAGTCGGCATCAGGCACAGCCATTAGTGGTAAGCTTTATTCAAATATTAGTAATGATACTAATATTTATGAAGGATTATTTGGAAAGAATTCTATAATGAGTGCATGTATTAAATCATTCAAGGCTATTAATAAATATAGTCAACTTGATGTTATTTCATTGGATGACAATGTTGGTGGTGTTCAGGCAACTGGAAATGTAACATTCACTGGAACAACAGCAGGTGTTGCTGGAACAATTTATGTTACTATTGGTTCTAAAAAAAAGCATAAATATACATTAAATGTAGCATTTGGAGCTACACCAGATCAAATTGGAGATGCGTTAGCTGCTGCAATATTAGCAGATACTTATGCTCCTTTTACTAGTGTAAATACTAGTGGTGATGTTGCTATAACATTTCTATACAAAGGAACAATAGGAAATAATATTTCTGTCCATGTTGAAGGTTCTGTAACTGGAATAACATTAGCGACAACTGCTTTTGCAGGTGGTGCTACTGACCCAGTTTTAACAACTTTATTCGATAATATAGATAGCATTAAATATAAAGCAATTATATATCCTTGCACTTATGATTTGGATGTTTTGGAAACATTAGTAGAAAGTAGAGTTGATTATGACAATATAGATTTAGCTGGTGTTGGATTTATTTCAAGAACAGATTCTAAGGCTAATTTAGTAACATTGGGAGATGCATATAATTCAAGAGCTTTAATTATTCATGGAAATGAAGTAAATAACAATACATTATTTAAAGGGTCAACTATTAAAGAATTTGATGATGTTATTATTACAAATTTTGTTGCTATTGATTTATTAAGATTGACACCAAATGCAGTTATTGGAAGTGGATATATAGCTAGTGTTGAATTAAATGATAATATAGGTGGTCCTTCTTTGGCTTCATATCCATATTACAATACACCGTTATTTGATCTACCAGTTATTGAGGATGGTGATGGATTTACAAGAAGTGAAGTTAAAGAATTAAAAGATGCTGGTGTTTTTGTAATGTCTAATAATGTTGCAGGAACTACTCTTATAACAGATCAAGTAGTTACAACATACAAAACTAATGCTCTTGGTATTGTAGATGACAGTTTTAAATATTTAAATTATATAAGAACATACAACGAAGCAACAGCATATCAATTTACACGACTTAAAGCTGAATTAAATACAAGATTAACACAAGGAACATCTGTTGCTGGGTATTCAGATATAAATGAAGTAGGAATAAAGGCTATAATGAAAGATTCTTATATAGAGCTTAGCGGTGGAACATATTACTTATGTCCTAGAGGCATTAGTAGTGAAACTGGAAAAGATATAATTAAAGAATATGAAAATAATTTAAGTATTAATATATCTTACACTACAGGCATAATAAGTATTTCACAAATATTGCCAATATTGGTTCAAGCAAGAATAATTAATGTTATATCTAATTTAACATTTAACATTTAGTTTTAGATTATAGTAAATATAGGGAGTAAATAATGTCAGATAAAAAAACAAAAGTCCTGAGGAAACTAGAAGTGAATGGATTGTTGGTTTCCCCAGTTCCTAATAGTTTCAATTATACATCAAGTATAGCACCAACAACTGTTAAAAAGTATGCAGCAGGAATTGGAGTAGATGCTATTGTAGAAGAAAGAAATATCGAAGAAGGGGTTGGTGAGTTAAATTTTAAAGTATTTTCTACTATATCTAATGAAAATACTATTGTTGCAGCACAAAATAATGCCTCAGATAACACTGTCCAAGCTACTTTTGAAACAGGTGATGTGAAGATTTTTAAAGATGTTGCGATTGAAGGTAAACCATCGTTTGGGGAAGGAACAGAAAATTCTGTTGATATTAGTTGTAGATTTGGAAGCGTAAACTAAAAAATAAAAGGAAAATAAAATATGTTTGAATATAATTTAATAAAACCAGTAGAAAATTTAGGAATAGAACAAAAGTCAATATTTATAGTAGAACCAAATTCTTTAATGGAAGAAGCATTAGATGTATTACAAAGTGTATATGCAAAGGGTGTTTTTTCTGTAAGTAAGGGGTCAAGTAATAATTCTAATGAAAAATCTGATCCTGAGAAAGCGTTTAATGACTATCAAGATGAGCAAGAACGTTTAAAAAATATAAGCGATAAACAATTGGAATTTGAAAATAAAGAAAAAATTAATGGTTTAAGTTTAATATTTAGTGTCTGTGGAGAACTTAAAAAAGCAAAAGATGCCTTTAAGTCAATATTAACAAATCAGCAATGCACATTTTATGATAGAAATAAACAACAAAAAATAAACCAAGGGTTTGTATCTGACTTGGCTCCAAAAGACTTCAACAATTTAATGTATGGATATTTTAACTATTTTTTGGAACTATAGAATTATATTTCAAAGTAAAGGATGATTTATTAAATCATAAACTACATTTAATACATAATTTTGAGGGCGGAATTTCATTAGAATATTTAAATAAAATATCTTGGGTAGAATTGTTTGAGTTGTTTGATGTTTCTAGAAATGTTGTAGAAGAGATAAATAGAAAAATAAAAGATAACTAGTAAGAAATAAAAAAATAAAGCTGGCTTGAAATAATAATTAAAAAGGATTAACAATGATAGGACAAAGTAATTATACAGCTAATTATACATATAAATTGGGCGATCAGTTTAGTAAACAATTAGATAAAATTAATAATTCTATTGCTAATCATAAAAATTTATTAAATCAAACTAGTGGTGCAACAAAACAATACAAAAAAAATACTCAACAAATGGCACAAGCGTCTAACGAAATAGTCAATTTAAATGGGAGAGTTATATCTTCCATGAACCCTATGACATTAGCAATTACAAGGGCTGGCGAATCAGTTAAGAAGTTAGGACAAGCAGGAGATGAACTTTTACCAGTTTATAATGAGATTAAGCATGGTTTTATTTTCCCCACCATAGATGGTATGTCAATGTTTAGCGATAAACAAAAACAATGGACAAAAGAGACAGAACACCAAGTTCAAAGAATGGCTGTTTCTTATATACGTGCTGGAATGGTAGTTGGTAAAATTGGACAAATTTTTACTACAGCAGTTACAGCCCCAATAGTTGGTGCAGGTATTATAGGTACTAAATATTTAATGCAGGAGCAAGAGTTTTTAGCAGCATTAGAAATACATTTAAGAGATAAGCAAAAAGCTGTAGAGTGGGAAAGAAAAATAGCAATGTTTGCGGCAAAAACAACAGCAACAGCAGATGAATCTAGGTCAGCTTTCATGTATGTTTTACCACACATGAAAGATATGGGCATTGAGGGTATGATGAAACAATTTGAATATTTACAAGATATAGCTGCTGGATCAAAGGGTGGTAATGTGAAAGATTTGGCATTCTTAGTGGCAAAAGCAGCTTCCTTGGGAAAAGTAGATCAAAGAGTTTTAAGACCATTCACAACAATGGGTATACCTATTATGAAATATATTGCAGAAGCATTTAATATTGAAGATGTAACAAAAATTCCAGAAGCAATAAAGAAAGGTGAGGTTACGTATAAGGATTTACTAAAAACTTTACAATATATGGGTGAAAATATTTATAAGGGTGCAGATGAAAGAAAAGCATCAACATTAGCTGGTAGATGGTCTGTTTTTGCAGAAGGAATACAGATGATGACTGGATCAATAGTTGATACTTTATATAAAACTATTAAATTAGATAGTATTTTCAAGCGAGTATCAGATAAAGTCTATAGTATTGTTGATCAGTTAAAAGATGGAAATAGTTCAATAAGTAAATTTTCTTTAGCATTAATTGGTGCAGCTGCAGGTTTTGGACCATTAATGATGGCATCTGGAACATTGCTAGATATGTTTGGGAATTTAACATTAATGGCTATGGGTATGAGATTTGCCAAAAAAGGTAGTTTATTGTTTGGTATAAATAAATTTTTAGCAGGATTTGGTGCAATTGGAATGGTTACTAGTAAGGTAGCATTATTAGTTGCTGCATTATGGGGGCTTAATTTTGTTAGTAAAAAAGTAACTGGATTTTTTTCGTTTAGTGGTGATAAAAATGGGGTAGGTATTTTTAGTACACAACTACAAATATTAAAAGATATTTCTGGATTAATTAAAACTATTTTCACAAACATGGTTTTACCAGCTATGGATTTTATAATACCAGATGGTATTAAGGATTTTTTTGTGGAATTAGGCGGAGCGATTAATTGGAGTATTATGCAACTAGATATACTTTTAGATAAATTTGAAAGTTTAAGAAAGATATTTTCTTGGAAGAGCGTTTTTACTATGGGGCTTAGTAATATTAATTTTAAGGGTGCTGATAAGAAAATAAAAGAAACTAATTTTACAAAAAATATGTTTAGTGGTATATTGGATATGGTAATAGGGGACTCTAATTTCTTGGGAACACAATCTTCAATTTCCCCTTTAAATTATAAAGACTATATTTATGATAAAAATTTTTTACAACAAAATAATAGTATTTCTAAAAAAGAAACTATTGTTAAGATAGTAGTAGAAGATAAAGATGGGAAAATAAAAGAAGTAAAACAAGATGGTAAATCAATAGGGTTTGAAGGTTGGAGCAATAGGGGAGATTATGGTTTTTTACAATCATAATCTAAATAATTAGGGGTTTTTATGCCAAATTTAATGCGTAATTTAATATATGATTTACAAACTGCATCATTTAATGGTGTCGAGTTTGCCTTTTCTACAATTGAAGAAAAAGGTGGGATGGAAAGGATTATACATTCATTCGTAAATAGCACAAATATTGTTACACAAGATGTTGGCTTAGTTCCTATGGAAATTAAAATGAAAATTAATTTTACATATAAAATAAATGGGATTGGATCTGAAGTTTCATATAAACAAAGAAGAGATCAACTGGTTAATGAATTATTAAAAGAAGGAACAGGACAGCTAAATCATCCTATATATGGATTATTATCAGCTGTATGTTTACCATATAACCTAAATAATAATATATCTAACATAAACAACCCTGACTTTGAAGTTACATTTATAATAATTACACCACAGGAAGATTATCTGTCTATCCCTAAATATGTATCATTTAGTAATGAGGTTCAAGCACAAACTTTTTTTGATGCTTTTTCTGAGAAATACAATATTGATAAATTTAAAAAAAATATAGATGCTGCTAAAAGCAAGGTTAATAATGTTTTAAATAAAGTAGAAGATTTTACACGTGGTGTTACAAAAATTAAAAACAACATCAATGAATTTAATAATGATATAAATAATTTTAAAAGCAAAATTGATGCTATTATTGTAACTCCTGCATTATTAGTTAATAGCTTAACAACTACATTTGATAATATAAAAGATATAGTTGAAAATCCTTTAGATGCTTTTAATGTATATAATAATTTATCTAAAACTTATACAATTAATATTATAGATATTAAGAAAGAAGTTGAAAATGGAGAAATAAATTTAAACCAAAAATATGCAATAAACAATGAAGAAGCATTGGAACGTATTAATAATGATATAGCTTTAAGTGATTTAATAGATGTTTATTGTTTTAATGCAGGACTAGAATCTTTATTGGAATATTCATTTGAAAGTATAGATGAAATTATTGATATTAAAAATAAAATAAATGAAAAATTTAATGCTTATTTTTCAAGAACAAATGATACAAGCAAACAAGAATATGGATATACTTATAATAATACATTAGATCCAAGTATTATTCAATTATTACAAGACTTGTCTATATTTTTTAATAAATATTTCGATATATTATTATTAAATTCAGTAAATATAATAGAAATAGAAGTCCAAAACATGAATCTTTATAGTCTTGTTTATTCATTATATGGTAATTTAAATTATAAAGATTTAATTTTAAAGCTAAATCAAAATAATATATCTAATCCTAGATTCATGGCTGGGACATTTAAAGTTATAAAAGAGTTAGAATAATGTTAAATTTAGTTATAAATAATGGGAAAATTTTAGAATATAAAAGTTTATCAGTAGTAAAAAGTATTGATAATATTTGTGGTGGATTTGAGGTTATTTTAGATAGTAAAAAACAAATTGGAGCATCATTATGGGAAAGCTCAGGTTGTGCAATCAATATAGACGGAATACCAATTTTAGCAGGGTTCTTTGACCAATTTATAGGGAAAACAAGTAGAAAGGATGAGGATATTGTATTAAGGGGAAGAGATAAAACTTCATTTGTTGTTGACTCTGATTTATCTGTTAAAAATACAACAGCTACTGGAAAAGATAACAAAGTTTACTTGGTTAGTTTTCTTAAAGAAATGTTAAAAAAGAATGATCTTGATTTTATTGATGTTATAAATAATACATTCCCACAAGAAAACTTAAGTATGAGCAAAGATAGTATAACTGCTGATATTGGGGATAATATTTTTAATATAATACAAAAGTATTGTTACTTCAATAAGGTTGTTTGCACTTCTGATTTTAATGGTAATATTTCACTAGAAAGAGCTGGAAGATTTAAAACACAAACATCATTATTATTATTAGATAAATTAAATAGTAGTAATAATATAATAAATTCTGATGTAAATTTTGATTTAACAAAAAGATATGGTAAATATATAGTAATGTGTGAGGGAAGTAGTGGGCTTGATAGCGTAATTGATGATGTGAGTAGTGGTGAGCTAGGATGGGAATCAATATCAGGTAAAAATACTTATACAAATGGATTTGCTATAGATAAAGAGATTAGCTTAAACAAAAAAAAAGTAATCTTATTAAACAAAGAAGCAACGCCAGAAGAATGTACAGCTATGGCAGTATGGGAAATGAATTTAGCTAAAAAACGATCGTTTAGCTATAACTGCGTATTGGCTGGATATAAAGACAATAAAGGGTATCCTTGGCGTCCAAACACATTAGTTGCTGTTAATGATACTAAATATGGAATAAGTGGTCAAATGTTGATTACAAGCGTAAGATTCATATCTAGTAGAGAAACTGGATATACTACAGAGTTAAGCCTTACATATCCAGAGTCATTTTCTCTTTTATTAAAACCAGAAAAGAAAAAAAGTGGCAAAGGTGATTCTGAGTTTTTTTTAGTTGCAGAAGATAAGGTTTTCTATAATGCTGGAGATATTCCAGTAAGAAAATATAAAGAAGAGTATTGGGAAGCAACCGTTGGAAAAAGCAATAAAGAGACTATTGCCAAAAGAAACTCAGGAAGTATAGTTTAATGCTCGAAAATATGATACAGACAATTCGTAAACAAATTACAAAACTTATCTTCATTGTTAGATATGGGAAAATAAATAATGAAAAAGAATGTTGGGGAACATATTTATATAATGAAAAAATAGTTAAATATATTACTCCTTATGGATTTTTTTGTAAACCAGAAAATAATGGGGTTGGTATAGGTTTTCATGTTAATTCAAATAATGACAAACCTGTAAGTATACCACTAAATATACAATTATTTATGGATATAAAAAGTGGCGAAGTTGCAGTTGGAATCCCAAAGTTTAATTCTAGATTACATTTCAAGGCAGATGGTAGTATCAATATAGAATCAGACAAAGTAATTAATATTGTAGGTTCAAGTGTCAATATTGGTGGGGAGGGTGGTGATCCAATAGCCAGAAAAAATGATGCGATAATTGGTCAAGTAACTGTCCCAGCAGGGGCTGGTGGAACATATCCTATAATAAATGGTAAAATAAATACAGGAAGTGCTAAAAATAATTGCACATAAAGGATTTTACATGGAAGAATTTCAAGATATTTATTTAGAAGTAACAGAAGATGGATATTATGATATTGTTATAGAAAATGGCGACATTAAACTAGATAGTAGTTTAGATAGCACGGTAATAACAAAAATTGGTACTGATAGTAGGGTGAGTGAAAAAATCATGTCTAATCCAATGAGTAGAGGTGGATGGATAGGTAATTTATATTTTGATAATACAAATAATGAGTTTACCAGCCAAACATGGGTCGCAATGTTAAAAAGAGATGTAAAATCTGAGTTAATTAAAAGTGTAAAAAATTCACTAAATTCTTTAACTATCGATGGATCAATTAAAAATGTAGATATTAATATTATAAATAAAGGGAATGGCGAATATGAATGCTATGCTTCATATTATATTAACAATATCCCAACAAATAAATCGTTTATAATATGGAGTGAAACAAGATGGCAATAATTTTCCCTAACAATAAACAAGAGATAGACAAATTAAGAGCTAATTTTAAAAATCAATTATCAACAATTAATCCATATAAAGAAGGAACATTTTTAGATGCTATAATTAAATCATTAGCTCTTAATTTTAGTTTAACTTATGAATATTTTAAAAATAATATATTTAATAATATTTTACCTTTTAATCCGAAAGGCGAATGGGCTGAATACTGGGCGGATATATGGGGATTAGATAGAATACAAGCATTAAAATCTTCTGGATATATCAACTTTACTGGTGAAAAAGATATAAATATTCCCATAGGAACAAACGTGATAGATAATGATGATAATTTATATACAACATTAGAAGATGCAACTATTGCACAACAATTCATCAACATAACATCATTAACACAAATTGGTGGCGTGGCTACAGCTGTTACTTCAAGTGATCATAATTTATCTACTGGAATGGTTGTTACAATAGCATATGTAAATGAATATGAATATATAGGTATAAAAACTATCACAGTTACTAAAAGTGATGAATTTACTTATAATGTTATATCTACTGCCACAACTCCTGCAACTATACAACCTACATATGCAAGTATACAGTTATATTTAAATGTATCAAGAATTGCGGCTGAATCTGTTGAAGTTGGAATAGATAAGAATTTAGTAGCATTTACAAAATTAACATTATTTCCTACAATTTTAGATGTTGCCGAAAATGCTTATGTTGATGGAGGTGGTTTTTCTGGTGGTAGAGATTTAGAGACTGATGATGAGCTAAACTTAAGAACAAATCAAATTTGGGGTAAGCCGATTCCTGCTTTTAGCGAAGGATATATAAATAATATTATCCAAAATGAATTTGGTGCTAGTCGTGTTTGGACACAACCAGTTACTCCGAGTGTAGGACATTTTACTACATATTTTATTTATACATATAATGATAATAAATTTTTGCCAACATCTAATGATCTAGTTAAATCAAAAGATTTACTAATATCAAAAAAGCCTGCAATATTACCAAGTGTAAATATACATGTAGCAGCTCCAACACCTATTGATGTTGATTATACTTTTACAAGTTTAACACCAAATACTCCAGAAATGCAAAAAGCCATAACTGATAATTTAAAAAAGTTTCATTATGATTATGTTAATGTAGGTGAAAATATCACACGAAAAGCGTATGAAGTGGCTATACAGAATACTTTAGATGTTAATGGTCAAAGCATTACTGAATTTACATTATCTTTACCTTCTGGTGATATAACTATAAATGATGATGAAATTGGAAAGCTAGGAACTATAACTTTTTAAAAAAAAAGGAATTTTAATGCAAGAATTAGAAACTAGAAGGATAGATAAATATACTTATTATGGAGGAATTAACACAGGAAGTTCTTCTTCACAGATTGTTTATAATGAAAAATTAAATAGAATATATATCCCTAATTCAAGTCTAAAGAGAATAGATGTTTGGAATAAAGATGGTGTTTTTTTATTTCATTTTGGTTCTTTTACAGGTTCATCTTTATATTGTGATAAAGATGATAATGGAAATATTTATATTACTGATTCATATTTTTCTTCTCCTGACTATTATCATTACATTAGAGTTTATGATGAAGATGGAAATCATATTGCAGATTGGGGTGGTATAGAAGGTAGTGGTGATTCTAAGTTTTGGGGTTTTCAAGGATTATCAGTATATGAAAATAATTTATATGTTATGTGCTACCAAACTGCTGTTTCTATAAGTGCATTACAAATAAAAGTTTATGATTTAAGTTTTGTTTTTAATAGAAAGTTTAATTTAACTTATTCAGGTGGTAGTGGTTTTGGTTTACAAAATTTAGCGATATATAATGATTATTTTTATTCGGTTGATAGATTCGCATATAAGGTTTACAAAATTGATAGCTTAGGTGTGGAAGTAAAAAATATTGGTTCTATGGGTGATGGAATTGCGGAGTTTAATTTTCCAAATACGTTAAAATTTGATAGCAAAAACAGGTTATTTGTTACTGATTTAAATAATGAACGTTTGCAAATATTTGATGAAAACTTAAATTATTTAGACCAAATAAGCGAAACAAGTTTAAATGTGAATTTTCAATTAAAAGTTCCAAGAGCATTTAATATGTTTATAGATCAAGATGATAGTTTATATGTTATGCGAGATGCTTCTGCGGTTGGCGAACCAGATCTTAATATATTTTTATATTCTTTTGAATATAATATAAATGATTATATTTCAAGTTCAGCAAGTTTATTCCCTAACGGATTTGCTTGGATACAAAAAAAAATAATAAATTCTAGTTTTTATAAATTATTAAAAGCTATTTCTTTTTCATTTTTTGATTTAGATAAAAATATTACAAATATTTTAAACGAAATAGATATTAGTAAAACTGAAATATTTTTAACAGATTGGGAGAAAAAACTTCAACTTCCTAGTGAATATATAGATATCGCAGATACAAAGGCACAAAGAAGACAAAATATTTTAGCTATATTGAGAAGTCATATTGTATATACAGAACAAGACTGGATAGATATTGCTAAAATATTAGGTTTTGATATTATTGTAAATGATTTATATGAAATTTCTTCATTTCCATGGACGTTCCCTTTTATATTTGGTGGTACAGATGAAGAAAACGCATTTACGATTGTTGTTACATTTCTGAATATTGGAGAAAGTAATTTGGGTGCTTTTCCATGGACATTCCCACATACATTTTATGAAGATACAACTAAATATGTAAGAGGTATTTTTGATATGATAAAGCCTGCTTATATAAACATTCTTTACAGATACGAATAAAGATTTAAATAAATATTGGAGGAAAAATGAAACAAATAGCGACAATGGCAGTAGGAAGTGTATTACCTGCTAATCCAGAGTTTAATGGATTCGTTAGCGAAACACAAAATGCAATAATTTCTGGCGGTATTTCGCTTGACGAATCAGACGTAACACAACTAGGAAAATCAATGGCTAACTATGTTGGTAATGCTGATTATTATGCTTGCACTGGAACTGCGAATACTTATACATTAAGTAGGATTGGACCATTCAAGAACTCTACTACTTATTTTACTGGTATGAAGATAAGATTTAGACCAAACATAAATAATACAGGGGCATCAACTGTTAATGTTGTAGGAATAGGTATTAAAAATTTAAAGAAAACAGATGGAATTACTGATTTTGTAAATGGTGAAATATCTACTTTATATGATTATGAATTTGTATATGATGGCACAAGTTTTAGTTTAAAAAGTAATGGATTCTTAGAAGGAAATTTTGTTTCTCCTGATTTGTTCAAAACTAATTTATTTGATAATGGTGGCATGCAAATTTATCAAAGAGCATCTCCACATACATTAGTAAAAGATGTATATGGATTTGGTGTTGATAGATGGGCTGGAATGGTAACTGGAACAGCTGTAAATGCTGGAACATTGAGGCAAGCTACTGCATCAACATTAAACAATAGTGGCTATTCTGCTCTATTTCAAGGTGTAACTTTAACAGGAACGGGAGTAGTATATTTTAGACAAAGAAGAGCTAGTCAAACAGCAGTAATGCTAAAAAATCAAAATGTATCTATACAATTTAATGTTTATCACGATGTTGGTTCACCTGTTAATTATACTATATATGTTCGTAAAGCGAATGCTTTAAATAATTTCACAACTACAACAAATATTGCAAATAGTGGAGCAATTTCTATTAATACTGCTACAGATACTAAGATAGAGTATAAAAATGTGGCATTAGGAGATTGTTCTAATGGACTAGAAATAGAAGTTAAGATTGAATGTGGAGCGATAACTACAAAGAATTTTGAATTTGCAAACGCAAAATTAGAAATAGGGACAAGTGCTAGTAATTTTATAAACAAAGATTATAATGAAGACTTGTTAAATTGCAAATTTTATTATAAAGAATTAGTAATTGGTAAGGGAGGAGCTCCTATTGATGGATCTGCTGGTGGATATGGATATGGAACAATACTTGAAGAATATATAGCTATAAATATGGCAAAAGCTCCTATTGTCGTTGATGGATTATCAGGTTCAGTTGGAACTGCAACAGTTTATTTAAGTGGAGGAACTCCTCCAACAACAACTCTTATCTTGCCACATGATGCTGGTGGAAATGATAAGGCAAACATAACCGTGAATACAACAATAAGTTATATAACTATTACTTATTACTTAGGTGATGCATACAGAACATCAGCAATTGTTTATGGTATGAGATTTAATGGATTAGTTAAATTAAATTCAGAATTATAATAAAAAGGAGAAAAAAATGATTTATTTATATCATTACGATAAATATACTTTACAATATATAAGGACAATTGAACTTGAACAAATGCCAGATAATTATGAATTTTGCACGTTGACATCCCCTATGTTTCCTGATCCATATTTCCCTAATGATGTTTCTTTTTTGTATAGACCAGCGACGGATGATTGGGAGAATATCCCAGTTCCACCTGCTCCAAATCCTACAGTAGAATTGGAAAGATTAAAACCTTTTAAAAAACAAGAAATTTATTATAGTATGATTGATATTATGAATGCATCTTATGGTGAACATTTTTCTTTAGCTGTGGTTTTGATTTTATATGAAGCATCACACCTATTTATGGATAATACAAGATATACTTCTTCTGATAAAGCAATAATGATATCTTTTTTAGATAGCACGGTTGATAAATATAAATTATTTTGTGCAGAAGTTGACGCTTTAACTACATTAGAAGAATTACAAAATTATACTTATGATTTTAATTCTTAAATAAATAAATTATTAAGCATTGGACGATAGCAAGCAATTTAAACGATTTAAAATAATTATAGGAGTAAATGTATGTCAAACAGAACAACAACAACCATAGTATTGAATAACGTAACCACAGAGTATATTATAAAGTTAGATAGCAGCCAAAGAAGCACTAAAGAGCTGATGATATATAATGGTTCAAATTTTGATGGTGTAGTATTGAAATTAGGAAGAAGGATGAAATCGTTAATGGAAGATGGTGTAACTCCACTAGCATTTACAGATGTGGTTGCTGCTGGAACAGAAACACCTCAAGAATGGACTGTTTCGGGGGCTGGATATTTGATTAGTGAATTATATAGAAGTGGAGAACTAAAACTTTATCTTTCAGGAGCACCGACCGCTAGCACAGATGTAATAATAGGATTATCTTATTAATATAAAAAGGATTAACAAATGATAGTAAAAATTTTAAGCGGGTATGTGAGTCAGTATAGTTCACAATGGATGATGTCTTTCAGCACAATGCTACCACCAATTATCACTCAATGGATTTTAGCTTTCGGTTTTTGGAATGATGGGGGGAAATGGGTAGATAGTCAATCTTGGAATGATTAACATAAATACAACAAGGGAGAAATAAAATGCCAAGGAATCAAACTGGTATATCTAATGGGGAATCTGGTTTAAGTGTAAGAAACAAACTGAATTCTACTAATAATTATATATCCACCTATATATATGGGGAAAATGACTATTGTTATTATAATAGGAATTTTTATACTTCATTACAAGATAATAACATAGGACATCCATTAACCGATGCTGCTTGGTGGTATTATAATGTAGATAATAAAATATCAACAACATTTGGGATAGAAACAAAAATACTAGATAGTTTTGATAAGGCAATAGGAGATGGTGTTTTTTATGAATATAAAATTAAGGATATTAGTGGTAATGTTAGAGCAGGTAATATTACATTAGCTTGGGACGTTGGGGTTGGAAGTATACAACCAAATCATGTATCTGCACAGGTAGGAGACACAAGTGCTGCTGTATTTCAGTATGAGATAGTTGGTAATGATGTTATATTAAGAGTAGTTTCATCATCTGCAAATTGGACATTTACTGCTTTAAGGAGGATTGTGTAATGAAAAAAATATTATTATTGAGTTTAATATTTTTATGTTTTATTGTTACTTTAAATGCAGGACAAGATTGGGAAGATAAAGAGTTCTTAGGAACAACTACTTTCCAAAAACAAGTAACTGTCAATTCAAATATAGTTTCAAGTGGTGTTATAACTGCAACTAGTGGACTTTCTACATCTTACGGAGTTTATGCTTCGACTGGAGAATTTACAGGTAGCAGTTTTTCGGTAGGAGTTTCAACTTTTGTAGTTATTAATGGAGATGTTGGCATAGGCACAACTGCACCAACATCCAAGCTAGAAATAAAAGACGGAATTTTAAAAATTAAAAATTCAGCTGGTGATATTAAGTGGAATCTTAACCCAGATGGAATTAGTTATTTTAACAACATTTCAAGTGATGCAAGATTTGGTATTGGAAGGAGTAACCCAGATTATAAACTACATGTGCAAGGTGCAGACATAGGGTTAACTCATGGTGTTGCAGGGACAACTGGTTTAGGTCTTAATATACTGAATACTACATCTGGAGGGCAGATTCATGTAAGAATGAGACGTTATGCTGATTATGATTGGAAACTAATTGGAAAAAGTGCAGAATTTCAAATTAATGATAATCAATCAGGAACAATTCCATTTCGGATAGAAAAAGGCACACCCGACAATACTATTTACCTTGATTCAACTGGCTATGTTGGTATTGGAACAATTGCCCCTAGCCTAAAACTAGATGTTTTGGGTGATATAAAAGCATCATATGGCATTTTTGCCTCTTCTGCAAATTTTTCAGGGAATATAGTCTCAACTGGAACACTTTACAGCGGTGCTGATTTGGATATTTCTGGTGCAGGCACAAGGCTAATTTGGTATCCAAAAAAAGCTGCATTTAGGGCTGGTAGAGTTAGTGATGACAGATGGGATGAGGTAAATATTGGGATAGACACTATCTCAATGGGTTATAATTCAAAAGCAACAGGTGAATATGCAGTTGCCCTTGGAATGTATGCATATGCAACTGGTAGAAAATCTCTTGCTTTTGAAGAAGCTACTGCAAGTGGAACTTCTTCTATTGCGATAGGTGATGAATGTGAGGCTAGCGGAAGTCGTGCAATTACTTTTGGCGGATCAGATAACACCGCAAGTGGAATCCAAAGTATGACAATTAATGGAACAAATAACGACGCGAGTGGAATTAGTGCTACAATTATTAACGCAGAAAATAGTATAGCAGAAGCTAATTATTCAACTATTTTCGGTAAATATATGTATCTGACCGATACTTCTACAAATACTTTTGTTTATGGTTTTGCATCTAGCACCCAAGCAATAACATCTCCAAATTCTTTTTTACTATTTCCATATGGTGAAACGGGGAAAGTTGGAATAGGATTAAAAGACCCTGGTGCAACATTACATCTAAATGGCACATATGCCGACACTGCTTCTGCAACACAAATATTATATTCAACAGACACAATATCAGTAGATAGTAGCTATGTAAATGTTGTCTCTACTGGCGGAGCGGTTGCGGTTGTAGGAATATCTACCACAACAGTCGTGGGCGGTCAAATAATTGAAATTTGGGGCACTAATGACACAGACACAATCCAAATAGACAGCTCCGCAACAGTCGCTTTAAATTCTGGGGTTTCGTATGTTCTTAAAAAAGGATACAACATTTCTTTTCGGTATATTGAATCGATCGGAAAATGGTGCGAAAGAAGCAACAGGAATGACAATGTTATTTAAGGAGGCAATTTAAAATGAAAAAATATTTATTAAGTTTACTTTTTATAGTTTTACTTTTCTCAAATTTATTGGCGGTTCAAGATGGAACAGGAAACGATGTTGTAGACATAACTAAATATAGTGGCACACCTGTTAATTATATTAGGAATAACGGTGGATTTTTGGAAAGTCTATTTAATGGCACTTACCGCAATATAGGAATGCAACCGCCAAATTTAGTTTATGTTTTTGATAATTCAGATCTTCCTGAAGCTATTGGAGGTGTAATAGACTTGGTTGATAATATTAGGTATATTTTTCCACGAGGTGAGCAAATTACAATTACTGATAAGTTAAAATTAGGGGAAGGAACATATATTGAGCACGCCTCAATTTCAACTAATTCATCAATTGAATTTGCAAATGGAACTTTGTCATTATTAACTCAAATTCAAGATTCTAGTTTGATTTATACAGGCACAGGTAGTTTTCTGTCAACTGCCGATACAGGTGCTCAAATTATCCGTCTATTAAGATCTAGGATAACATGCACAAACGGAGTAATATTTGATTTATCTACTACGATTCCAAGCGGAATATTCATATTTGATCAATCATCAATATTGGCTGCTGAGGATATTGGCACAATTGAAGGAATGGGGTTTGTTAGTTCTATATCAAGATTTATCAATTTTGGAGATGGTCTAAAATTAGTAAATAATTATCAAGGAATAGACATAAACACCTTACAAATGCAACAAGGTTTAAATAATTCAATTAAGCATATAGATATTTCTGGAACATGTCAGCAATTAAGCATTCGAAATTTTTTAGGAAAACCGAAATCTAATGAAAAAATATTTTATTTGAATCCTAATTTAGCTTATGAAAGTATCGTTGTTGCAAATTGCCCTATTGATTTAAGTGAAAGTGGCGTTGATAATACAAATATTTTTGATACTGGAAGTTTAGACAATACTAGCATAGGAGTTAAATTTACTGGAAATGTTAATATTCCTGATTCTAAAAAGTTTGTATCAATGTATTATGTTGGGTTATCTAGCGTTACAACTTCTAACCCTACGCCTCAAAATTTTGTTACAACGTGGCAGGAAAACAACCTAGAGAGATTTACTTCTGTGTCTACTGGGACAGTTACATATATCGGCGTTGAAAATATTAATGTTATTGTTAGTTTAGACTTGACGATTTCTGTTGCAGCTGCATCTTCTTGGAGTTTTTATCTTTATAAAAATGGTGTTCAGATTTCTAATTTTCCTTATAATTTTGATATTACAATTCAATTAGCAGGTAATAAAATTCATGTTTTCCCAAAGGCAAATGTTAATTTAAAAACTGGAGATTATTTAGAAATAAGATTAAGTGGAAACAACAGCACATTAACAACATACGATGGTCAGGGCTATATCTGGCAGTTATAGATATAAATATTGGTTATGACTGTTCTTGGTTGTGGGTTTTGAGGTGTTTATAATTTAATGTTAAATTTAGTAAAATAATAAAAGGATGGTATTTTAGTATATGGTTAATTTTCCAGACGTTGTCAATTTATTTTTATATAGAGAAGTATTTACTGCAAAAAGCACAATAGGTAAATTATATCTAAATGGAAAAGCATTTTGTTATACTTTGGAAGATGTTGTAAGAGCAGATGGAATAAAGATACAGGATGAGACAGCTATTCCAGAAGGTGTATATAAAGTAATTCTAAGCATGTCTAATAGATTTAAAAGAATAATGCCTTTATTATTAAATGTGCCTAATTTTAATGGTGTTAGAATGCATGGAGGAAATAAATCAGAAAATACCTCAGGTTGCCCTCTTCTTGCCTTTAAAAAGCTAGATAATTATACAATATATAATTCAGCTGAGAGTTTGTTAACTGAGTGTTTGCAACGACAAGATAAAAAATTAGATATATTATTGACAATTCAAAATAAAAAATTATAATAAATATATTAAAGGAATTAAAATGAAAAAAAATCTTGAAAATACTAGTATAAAAATAGGATTAAAACCAACTTTATATGTTGCATCTCTTATTTCTATAGGTATATTTTGGTTGCTTATCTTTATTGGCAAAGGATACTCACAAAGATTAGTAAAAGCTGAAAACTTAGGAATAAAAAATCAAAGATTGGTAACAGAGAGTAGAATAGAAAGAGCAATTTTAGGAGAAAAAATTGACACTCTTGTTAGAGGTCAGGAAGATATGGGAGAAAATTTAGAAAAAATTGTTGGATATTTAATGGAAAATAATAAAAAAACGGAGAAATAAATAATGAGTTGGTTTCTAAAAGAAAAAGAAAAATATAAATATAAAGTTTTGGAAGACATATATTATGTTTCTAAAAGATATAGCAAAACAGTAAAAGTAGAAAAAGGATTTAAGTCAGATGGTGCTACTGGTGCTAGGGATATTTTTGGAGACGTTACAGTAAAGATAATTGGAACAAAAAACACACGGCTTGTATCAAAAGCATTTTTAATACATGATAAACTTTGCGATACAGGAAAATTTTATGATGGCACGTTATGTCCTAATTGGAAAGCATCACAAATATTATCTGATATTTTATTAGCAGAGGGACATAAATACAGAGCTAAATATTGGTTCTGGTCTACTTATTTATTTGGTGGTGGATTGGCTAGAAAAAATGGTATGATAAACTTAAAATAATTTAATCATTCTTTTTTGTCATTTTTGTAAAATTATTTCACGGATCAATATTATAAATACTCAGAATTAAACTGAACTATTTCAGCTTTTTGATCCGTGAATGTTATTTCCAACCATCTTTAGTAACTTTTTCCAATGTTATACTAGAAAAACTACAACAAACTTATAGAACATCCCGTGAAAGTAAATGCCATAATAACTAATAAAATAAAATTAGCTATTAAAATCAATAAATCTTTTTTAAACATTTTTAACTACTTTTAACATTTATTATTTGAACAAACAATTCCTAACTTGCAAAAGATAATTTTTATTTTCTTTAAATTTATTTTTATCAGTATATGTAAATACTATTTGATCTTCATCTTTTCTAATTATATAAATTTTTTGGAATTCTTGCGAAAAATAAAAGTTAAATTTATCTGTTTTATTAATTTCAAGATTATCAAAATTAAACTTAACATTTAACTTCTTCCCATGTTCTATAAACTCATAGTCACATATAGTTTTATTGTAGAATTTCTGCATATCTTCTAAATTATTAATTTCAATCATTTTATTTTTTCTCCTTATTGTTGTTTTTTTCAATATCTTCCATTATACCAACACCTACTTGTTGATTTAAAGTCTCTGAATGATATTTACAGCATTTGGCACACTTATATAAAACATAAGTGAAAGTTAAGCCTGCATCTTTTGCCCAAATAACTCTCCAATCATGATTACAAAACATTCTATTTACCTACTATTAACTTATTATATATTAAATATTCTTCTAATTATATATCCCCGACTATAGCTTGTTACAAAAAAAATAATAGTAGATACAGTCGCTAACTGACTTTTGTTTAAAAAATCTAAAACAGGAAAAATATAATAAACTATCAGCCAGCCTATGATTATTCCCACAACTTGATTAACTATAATTTCTAAATGACTTTTTATTTTTGTTTGCATATATTATCCTTTTTAAAATTCATTATGTAAAACAAGCCCAAAAATCTTCATCCTCAAAAAATCCTAAATCTTCTAGCTTTTTAATGTCTTTATCATCAGTTATTAAGTCTATATCACACAACCATACAATATCATGTCCTGATGCAATAGTAGCATTATCATCTTTTACATATTTCTTAATTATTTCTAAACCCTCTATGAATTTTTTTATTTTCATTTTCTTTGCCTCATTTTTTAAATTAGCTGTGGCAGGACTCGAACCTGCGAAGCTCTCGCCGACTCAGGCGACGCCATACCAACTTGGACTTATTGTTTTTATTAACCCGTCTACTCTGCCACACAGCTAATTATCCATTATTAAAATAAAATAATCTTCAAATCTTATATTTTCACTAGATAATCCATGTGTTTTTATAAAGCGTTTTGCTTCTTTTTTAGTGTCAAAATATTCAGTTCCACTTATCCCAATATTAACAATATATGTGCATTTATATATTATATTAAAATATTTATATTTTTGTTTTTCTTCATCAGTTGCATACTATAATGCTTCTTTACTAAAATAATTTTTTAAAGAAACACTATCTTTTGATAATATTCTTTTTTTCATTTTTAGTCTCCTTGATAATTTTTATTTATTATAACATTTTATATAAAATAAATCAACAAAATAAAACCGTTACTAATTTTTTAATATTTTTATAGATGATGGATAATTAACTAATTGATATAATTCGTTACACAAAGATCCATTGTATATAACAGTATTTTTATATTTAACAGGTTCAGGCTTATCTTGGTGAATATGCCCACAAATAATATATTTAGGTGCTATTTCATCCTCGTCAAGCATCTTTTTTAATATTTCACAACCAACTTCTTCTCCTTTAGAAGTTTTATCTAAAATTTGATAAGGTGGTGCATGTGTTATTAAAACATCTACATCTTTTGGAATATTATTAAATTTCTTCTCACGTCTTTTTTCGTCTGCCATAAAAGCCCAATTATTAAATGGCTTGCTCCAAGGCGTTCCGTAAAACTTAACTCCATCAATAACTACTTCCATATCTTCTAAATATACAATATCATCTTCTAATAAAATCATTTTTGTTATTGCTAATTCTTGAAAACAAACATCATGATTTCCTGCTACAACTATTATATTTTTATATTTATATTTTATTTTGTTTAATTCATTTAAAACTATATAGAATTCACCAAAAGATCCACTCTTTAATATATCACCAGCGATTATAAGCACGTCTCCTGAGGGTAAATTTAGTTCGTGCAATGGTTTAATCATATGTGTATCTGAAATAGCTATTATTTTCATACTTTATTGATTCCTTTTGTCTATAGATACTTGTATTAAATGTTTATAATCTTCTAAATTTTCACATTTATAAATATCTTCAAGTTTTAAATATATTCCTAATTTTTCTTTATCTTCAAAATATTTAAGTCTTTCCTTCTGCATATATATAAAATTCGTAATAAAAATATTACTTTTCTTAAAGTTATACAAAATATTGTTAAACATTTCATCCATAATAATTTCTCCTTTAATTAAAAAAGTATATGGCAGTCTTTTAAATTTTGACTTTTAAACCCTTAACGATACCAATTCCAGAACAAGGACGAACCTTGAACCTATCGCATCCATGTTAAGCTGAATGTGGGAATGCCTTACGACTATACTTTAAGTATTTTAATAAACTAAAATTCATTGTGAATGGTGATCTATTGACAACCTTTGCTTTGCCTTCCTTCAGCAAATGCTTGGCTTTAGTTGGCTTG